AGATGGCTGATAAAGAACAGTATGAATTAGAAGAGTTAGTTATGCATCATGGATTACTGATGGGAGGTAGACCATGGGATGTAGCTTTTGATAAAGTAGGAAATAGAGATAAAGAATATTTACGCGCCATAGAAATAAGAGGGCAGGTATCAACCAATCCTAAGATTAATCTTAGTACTATTCATGGAGCAAAAGGAGGAGAAGCAGACAATGTAATGTTGCTTACAGACTTATCAAGAAAGTCACAAGAAGCAATGGAAAAAGATTCAGATGATGAATGCCGTGTATTTTATGTAGGGGCTACACGTGCTCGTAACCAACTACATATAGTACAACCACAGAGAGAAGGAGGATTCATAATATGAGTTTTAGTAGTGGATTAGCTGCATCTAAAAGCAGCATGACTAAAGAAGAAATATTAGCTGAAGCTAGTAGAATAATATCAAGAGATAGAAATTTATCTCATGGGGATGCATTTCAAAACCACGCAGAAATTGCAGAATTTTGGAATATATTTTTAGATAAAAAGTTACAACCAATGGCTAGTATTACAGCTGAAGATGTAGCTTTAATGATGGTGTTATTAAAAATATCAAGAAACACTCAAGGCAAGAAAAACAACATGGATAACTTCATTGATATGTGTGGTTATGCAGCAATAGCAGGAGAAATTAATGACACAGGATCTTTTTAAATCAGTGACTTCACAATGGGTAGCACCCACGGAGTTTCCACATATAGAGGGACGTGTAGCGATTGACTTGGAGACATGTGATCCAGAGCTCGTGAAACACGGCCCAGGGTGGCCAACTAAAAAAGGAAAAGTTATTGGCATTGCCATAGCAACTGCTTCTTTTAAAGCTTACTATCCTATAGGACACGAAGGTGGTGGCAACATGGATGAAAAGAAAGTTGTAAAATATATAAAATCAATTTGTGATAATGATGCAATCGAAAAAGTGTTTCACAATGCGCAGTATGACATAGGTTGGTTATGGACACTGGGCATAGAAGTTAGAGGCAGAGTACATGATACGATGGTAGCTGCTGCGTTAATAGATGAGAATAGATATTCATATACACTCAATAGTATTGTTCATGAATATCTAGGAGAGTTTAAGAATGAGCAAAAGCTTAAAGAAGCCGCTGATGCATTTGGTGTAAATCCAAAATCAGAAATGTATAAATTACCAGCAGAGTTTGTTGGTGAGTATGCGGAAGCAGATGCAGATTTAACTTACAAGTTACATGAAAAGTTATCGTGGGAGATTGTCAAAGATAATCTTACAACAGTATATGATGTAGAGTGTAGATTAATACCTGTTATATTCCAAATGACACGTCGTGGTGTTAGGTTTGATACATATAAATGTATTCAGTTAAACGATAAGTTTCATAACAAAGAAAAGAAATTAATGCAGCGCATTAAACATTTAACTGGTTTGGATATAGAGATATGGGCAGCAGCTTCAATTGCAAAAGCTTTTGATGCGTTAAGTTTACCGTATGAAAGAACAGCTAAGACAGATGCGCCATCATTTACTAAAATGTTTTTGACAGATCATCCACATGAACTGCCAAGATTAATCATGCAAGCACGTGAATTAAATAAGTTAAGAGGTACATTCTTGCAGGGTTTGATGAACTATTCAGAGGAGGGTAGAATACATGCTCACATTAATCAAATTAGGTCTGACACTGGTGGGACTGTGTCTGGTCGTTTTTCTTATAATCACCCTAACTTACAGCAGGTCCCCAGCCGTGGCCAGTTTGCGAAAGATGTTAGGAAGTTATTCATTCCTGAGATGGGTCAATATTGGCTCAAAGCAGATTACTCGCAACAAGAACCAAGGCTACTTACACATTGGGCCTGCCTCGTCGAACAGCCAGGTGCTAGGGAAGTACAGGAAGCATATCATAAAAAAGACCTCGACTTTCACCAACAAACGGCCGATATGGCGGGTTGTGAGAGACGTCTTGCGAAGACTATTGGACTTGGTGTAATGTATGGAATGGGATATAATAAGCTAGCTCGTGAGCTAGATTTAGAGCCATCGGAAGCTAAGACTATGCTTAATGACTTCCGTGGGCGTGTACCATTTATGCAAGGTATGTTGGAGGCAGTTATGAATAGGGCTAATTCTAAAGGAGTTATTCGTACTTTACTTGGACGTAAATGTAGATTTGATTTATGGGAACCAACACAATGGGGTGTCCATAAACCATTACCATTGAATCAAGCAAAGGTAGAATATGGGGAAGCTATAAAAAGATATGGCACCTACAAGGCTCTTAATAGATTGATTCAAGGATCAGCTGCTGACCAGACAAAGAAAGCCATGGTTGAAGTTTATGAGAATTTAAATGTTATTCCTTTAATACAAGTGCATGATGAATTAGATTGTTCAGTGCAAAATGAAAAACAAGCTAATGAAATAAAAGAAGTCATGGAGACGTGTGTTAAATTAGAGGTTCCATCAAAAGTAGATGTGGACTTAGGAGAAAGTTGGGGTGGATGAACTGGATTTGTAAAACACTTTTAGTTTGTTTATCCTTTAATCCTGTGATGGATTATAAAACCAACGATGAATTTATAGAACAGGTAAGTGGATGTGCATTACATCTTAATTCTATGTATTCAGAAGAAGAAAGGGTTCCAGTCAATTTAATAATTGCACAAGCTGTGCATGAATCAAATTGGGGTAAATCTAGATTTGCTCGTGAGGGTAATAACCTCCTCGGAATCCGCACGTTTGACCCAACAGATAATCAACTTAAGCCGCTAAGTAATCCTAATGCGAGCTGGGGGCTTAGGATCTTTGAGACAAAGTGCGAATCCATATCTTACTATATGGAGTTACTAAATAATAATCATCATTATAATGAGTTTAGAGAGGAGCGAATTAACCAGCATTTTAGCGATGAAATTGATTTAGAAAAGTTAGCAATGACACTTGCAATATATGCTGAAGACGTATATTATACGCAAAAAATCATCAGAACAATTAGAGAACTAGAGGCCTATGACAGAGACTAAAAAACCCGGGTACCGAGAACAAGGCAAAGCCAGAGCTGGTAATGTCAAAAGTAATTTTGCAATTAATGCAGAACAAATGGAGTTTGAAAGACGTAAACTTTTACAAGAAATGTCTGGTAAAATGTCGCCAGATAGAAAACAATTAAACACAATGGCTGCAGTTGCAGCTACAGAAGAACCTAAATATTTTAAAACAACCAATTTATTAAAGAACGGTAACCGCGCAGAATATGACAGTACAGAAGGTAAGGGCGAACAACGTGAGCCTACGATGCGTATATTGTCATTAGGAGCTGGTGTGCAATCATCATGTTTAGCTTTGATGGCGCAAGAAGGATTAACCAAACATAAACCAGATTATATGATATTTGCTGATACTGGGTGGGAGCCCAAATTTGTGTATGAGCATGTAGAATATTTAAAGAAAGCAATAACGATTTGTCCGCTGATCACTGTGGAGAGAAGTAATATCCGTGAGGATCTTATCAAAGCAGCGAACCCAGAACCAGGGTCTAGAGACGAGGAAAAATCATTTGCCGGACGTGTGCCAAACCCACCACTGTTTGCTGCACGTCAAGGTGGTAGGGTAGGAATGCTTTATCGTCAGTGTACACATGATTATAAAGTTATTCCTATTCAAAAAAAGATTAGAGAATTATTAGGAGTAAAACCAAGACATAGAGTACCTAAAGATGTAATTGTTGAACAGTGGATAGGTATATCTACAGATGAAGCTATGCGTATGAAAAAAGCTAGACTGCCGTGGTTAGAATCACGTTGGCCTTTAATTGAGATGAAGATGTCACGTATGGATTGTTTACAATGGTACCGTGATATAAAGAAACATCCTATGCCTGGTAAGTCATCATGTATAGGTTGTCCTTATCATCACAACGATCAATGGAAAAACATGCAGAAGAATTATCCAGAGGATTTTGCCGATGCGGTAGAAGTAGATAACTTAATTAGAAATGGATTGAAAAATTCAGAAGCTAAATTATATCTACATAAATCAGCTAAACCACTAGGAGAAATAAACTTTTTGGAACCGAAAGCACAAGGTAATTTATTTGGTGAAACATTTGATGAAGAATTTGCAGATGAATGCGAGGGTCTTTGTGGAGTATGATAAAAGCAGCGTGCGCCCAGGACCTGAATTTAAATGTTCAATCTGTGGTAAATGGTTTAAGAGATTATTATATTGGTTGGATAAAAAATTTAACCCGGATCAAGAATATAAGTTAATATTTTTATGTGGTCCAAAATGTGCAACGGAGAATCATGACAGAAATAATAGCTAAAATACCAATACAAGACACAAGATTATTTTATAAAAAATGGGATAATTTTGAGAATTTAAATAACTTATTAAAGACAGAGATAGAAGCGGAAAGAGAGAAGGATCCAAAAGGATTACCAGCTACGAACGCTGGATGCTGGCGTAGCATGATGAAATACAAATGCGAAACAGAATTAATGAAACCAATTGGTATGATTTTATCAGCTTACATGGATCATTACTTTCCAAAAAAACCTATGGATGCAGCTATTACTTATTGGACAAATGTAAATGAAGTAGGAAGCAATAATATATTTCATTCACACTACCGTGCAGATGCAGATCTATCTGGTGTGTATTATGTACAAGGATTTAACACAGGTGTAATTAGATTTGCTACACATGAGCAAATGTATAAAATGATTCCTGATCACATGCCTCATTCTAATATGATGGGACACGCTCCAAGCGATGGTGATGTATTATGTTTTCCATCTTATCTTTTACACGACGTAGATGTTAATAGAAGTAACAGACAACGTATTACGATTGCATTTAATGCTAAAATTAAGTTTAAAGAACGTGATAATATTATCAATATGCCGGATAGAGGGAAGAATGAAGAGAAATAGGCCTGAAATGGGTGTTTGGGACCCTGGTGAAGAAAGGGCGGTTTTCTGGGAAATAAAAACCTTCATAATTGCCCGGTATCGGGCTTTAAGGAAGTGGGCTGTGTGTTTGTACCCGGGTAATTGGTGGTAAAACACGTTTGGCAGTGGTTTTGGGACCATGATTGGTTAGGGAACAAATATAAAGCAATTTATTTTGGACCAAGACTAGAGTGGATGAAATTATTTAAAAAGAGGAAGAGTGATAAAAAGAAAGTTAGAAAGATACGCGCAAGTTCTAAATAATATAGACGGCGATCAAGACAAGTTTGTTTGGATTATGGACTTTGGTAAAAATTCTATGCCTATGGAAAAAGAGCATAAAGTTAAATCATTTGAGGTGCCTGGTTGTCAATCACAGACCTGGTTAGTTCCACACTTTGTTGATGATAAAATATATTTTACTGCTGACTCAGCTGCGCTTATATCGAAAGGCATGGTTAGCATGATAGCAGACGTGTATAGTGGCTCGAGCGCCCAGGACATTAACAAGTTCGATCAAGATGAATTCAAAATATTAAAGTTAGATACTTTATTAACCCCAGGAAGAAATAACGGTGTGCATGGAATGCTTAAGAAAGTTAAGGAGTACGCGCAACTATAGAAAGCAACAATGGCCTGCACGTATAGGCTATGCTAAAGTAGGTGACGGTCCTTGGCTTGAGTTATGGAATGATGGATCTAAACGTCCAGTGTGTTTATTGTTTAGGATAGTACGCCTATTACCCAGAGTGTTCCAAAAAAAATATAAGCTATAGTTACTGGTTCCATTATTTACGCTCTATAATCTTTTTTATTTTTAATACGCCTTCTGAATCTGGTTCTAATTCTGCTAGCACTTGACCACATTCATAACGAATAACATTTGTTCTGTTATCTGCCAAATTGCGCTCACTTTCCCTTTTAACTTTAAGGCAATGAGCTAAACCTTCTGTCTTCATGAATCCATCCATGGACCCATTGACTATCATCATCATTGCGAATACTACCTCAGTTACTGCCATTTTGTCTTACCTTATCTTTTAATTGTTCTACGTCTTTTTGCATTTTCTCCACCTGTGTTTTTAAAAAATCTATATTTATATTATTACTTTCAATTGATTGTATTTCTTTTTCCATGACCTCATTCTGTCCGGCTAGAAACTCGATTAACATATAGAGCTCCTGATTTACGGGGGTCTGTTCAGCTTTTTTTAACAAATCGGCTTCCATCAATTGTCTTGCTGTCTCAAGTTGGGTTAACCTTTGTGTTAAATCGCTGTAAGCAAATATCCCAATCCCTATGGCCGCGATGAGGCCAATTAGGTTTCTCATAGGCATACTTATGCTAGTGTTATCTGATATCTTCATGATGCTCCTAATGGGTTTTCTAAAGCACGTTTAATTCTTTTATCTATTTTCTCTTCTAGTTCTGCTTGTGCTTCTTTTATGTCAGCTTCTAGTTTTTTCATATCATCTTCTATATCTTTAATAGTTGTTTTTAATTCTTGCGCATTATCTCTAGAATCTTCTTTAGTTTGTTGTTCAACATCATTAACAATAGATTCAATACGTCTTACGTCCTGGCGCAGGTCATTCTTTAATTCGTTTGCAACATCTGATACAAGTCTTATTTCTTGCATCATCATTTCCATTTCACCCATTAACATTTCAATTTCTGTCTGTAAGAGCTCTGTCTTGCTAGACATTTCTTCTTTTGTTAGCGCAATGTTCTTATCAAATTCTGATAGGTCAGGTGCTACGTAGTTCTGTATCTGTTCCTTCATGTTAAGGTAGTCTTTATAAAATTCAAAGCCACCCCATAATCCACCACCAGCTGTGGTGAGTGCAGTCAATACCAGGAATATCTTCCCGCCACGAAACTTAATCCCCGCTACCTCTAATTCTGCCACTGGCTCTCCTCTATTTGATTCATCAGGCCATCACTTCCAACAAATAAAAAATAGCCTGCTATATTATTATCTTCGATCTTTGTATCAGGAATTACCATATCTGTAAAGAATCCGACCCTATCCTCTAGCTGTTGCTGTGAGTCAAAAAAAGTCTTTGTGTCACCTAGCACTTGCATAACAATTAGGGTTTTAGTCTGGTTAGTAGAATCGTATCTACCTTTATCACCCATTTTCTTCACAATTTTCTTAGCAGCTTTTTCTTTTTGCTCTTGTTTTTTTACAGGTTTCTCATTGTCTTTACTCTTATCGGCTTCACCCTTATCTTCTGTCTCTTCCATATCCTCTGGTTGCTCCTCATCTGCTTCAACCTTTGATACGCTCTCTTTGTTCTCTGCCTCTTCTGCCACATCTTCAGTAGGCTCTTCAGCAGGTTCTTCAGTAGGTTCATCTTTTACCTCCTCCATTTCTGGTTTAGATTCCGGTTCTTCCATTTCTGGTTCTGGCATAGGTTCTTCTTGGACCTCGTCCATTTCAGGTTGTGGTGTCTCCATCTCCGGTTCAGGCATATCCATCTCCGGCATTTCTAAATCCATTTCCATTTCCATCTCCATTTCAAATTCTAATGCAACTACTTCGATTTCTTCCATCTCCATGGCTGGCATGTCAGGCATATCCATTTCAAAATCCATCTCAAAATTAAAATCCATCTCCATTTCCATCTCAACAGTTTCGTAAGATACATCCATGTCAGGCTCATCAAATTCTGGTTCAAAATATAAATCATCACCTGGACCATCAACAACAATGTCATTGTGTTCAAAAATATTCTCAACAATATCAATAACTTCAGTCTCTGTGCTACCACCCATCGCTACCCACATTTCAACAGTGGTTATTGTTTCACTAACGATTGTGTTTACGACGTTATATAATACATTTATTTTTACATCATCAAAAAGCGGTCCAATTGCCAGGTTGATATCGCGTCCACCTACCTCCACAATTATTTTTGTAATAGATCCAGAGAAATCCCATCCACCTGCATACTCAGCAAATCCTGTTGCAACACCTGATTCAGATAATATATCTGTTCCACTAAATACATTCGTGTTACCATTACGTCCCGTTACATGCATGTAGATACGATCTTGTGCATCTTGTTTATCTATTTTAATTGTGTAGTTTGTTCTCCCTCCGTTCTCTATATCTAAGTCAGAAATATCTATAGTATTGATAAATGTTGTACCCATACCAGGCACACCCATTGTTGATGTTGAGTTACCACTACCGGTGATTTGTGCACACTTATCAGCGCCTAATCCGTAGCAGCTGTTGCCAGACGGCATGGTTGCAGGCCCTTGGCCACCCCAGTCAATGTCCATGTCCCCTTCGTATTTAGATGTGACATAATCATTATCGCCATCAAGTAAATCACCTGAATCTTCGTTAGTTACAGTAGTTGTCGTTGTTGTTGTGGTAGTTTCTGTTGTGACTGTGTATCCATCAGCTTGGTATTCTGTGGTCTCTACTATGTCTTCGACAATTGTCTCTTCTACACCTGGCGTACATAATCCTGTTGCAGTAACAGGACACTCAGCTTTAAGGGGCGAAGGCAACAATGCCAGAGTGCATAACCATAGCGGCAATAATAAACTTGGCAAATTTTTGTCCATCAGTCAATCCAGTTGTTTTGTTTTCTTCTTGTTTAACCATTTCTACTTTCTTAAATACTTCTGATCCTTCAGGAATCATGTCAGGGTTCTCTTCCCATTTAACACGTGCTTCATCGCCAATAGAACCCATGTACGGGCAAACTGTGCCTGCCATATACATCGCGTCCCAGACACGTGGGTCAGCACACAGTGTAGATACTGCAGCTACTTTCATGCCCATGGAATATAAAGATCTAGATAATTTTATTCTTTCACAGTTTTCATCAGTCACTGTAATACCGCTGCTAATACCGAGGATCTGGGTTTGCACGGCACCGGCCACCGCCGTCTTACACACGTCAGAATTGTTTACAACAACACTTGGTGAGTTTGCAGTTGGTGGTGCCTTGTCCGTTACTACGGTCGAAGACACCGTTGTATTTGTATCGGCACTATTGACATCGGTTGCCACGGCAACGACGGTAATGATTGTCAATAAAATAAATAATGTTTTCATAGCGTATTTAATCCTTGTATAGGAAAAGCATCAAAAGGTAAACAATACCCTGTAGTCTTTAAATTTTCCTTATATTCTGGGCTTTTTCGCTCATACATATTAAGGTAAGTTGTCAGTGCTTGCATGCAATCATCTTCATTTGGATATAGAAAAGCGTTATGTTTAACTGATGGCATATTTGGTTGTGACATCATTAAAATTAATAACCATACTTTAATCATTCTTGTTCTTTAAGTTCATAAAAATAATTTGTATCATCGCCGGCTGTCCATTTACTTTCGCCTTCGACTGAGTAATATTTTGTTGACACCTTAAAATCAGGTTGCAACATTTTTGATGGCGTCATGGATTTTTCGTAAAATAAACATCTATTATTAGGCTGGGCAGCATAGTGTCCATTATCTAATGCTAGGATATTAAACGATTTGTGCTCCTCTGGGACCTCTGAGTAACTTACATTAAGGATATTTGTATCCGCATGGCAACTATCAATCGTAAATAAGTATTTACCATAGTACCATTTCTTTGATGGTGCAAGGTATTTACAACGCTCTCCTAAATTCTTTTTTTCTATTACTGTAATGTGGTAGCTAAACGCATCCCACAGCTCTAATTCTTCTAGCCCAAGACTATCTTTAATATCAGGGGAATTAACAAAAGCACTAATAGGGAGCTTATCATATAGAGCGCCATATTCCGGCAGATACGTTTCAAAGTAGAGCGCCCTACCTTGGATTGACTTAACAGTAATCCAAACACCTTCTACAAATTCTCCGTGACCTTTCTCGTGGTCATACAGATATTCTTTTTTTATATATACTTTTGTTGGGGGTAGATTTGCTACTAGAAACATTGCCTCTCATATAATATTTATGTGGCTCGTATTTTAACCATTTTAAAAACTTTTTCCAGTACTTTACCATGCGTTCCTTTAATTGGGGACCCCCTGCAACGAATGTGCCTGGAGTCCACCGAGATGAAATGAAGTTGAGAACTTTATGTGTACATTATGTGTTGATAATGTGCAAGAAAAAAATGCTTGACAGGTTTTTTTGTAATGGTTTGTAACGGTGTCAAGAAAATAATTTTACTTGACTTTTAAAAATGGCTGTTTTCTGCGAAATAAAGTACTTGTTTTGTTCACATTGATGTGGTATAATACGCCTAAATGAGAATGGTGCAACATTCTCCGAGTATGGCTGAACAACTGTAACGAGGTAGTAAGGCACACTTGAGGAAAGATATGGACAAATGTCTGAAGGGTCCAAGGGTGGTTCTGAAG